TGTGCGTAGGTGGGCGGGAGGCAGCGCCGGGTGTTCCCCGCCGTCGATCCCTGTTCGCACTGGCTCTTCTGTCCGATACACCTGAAAGCGTTGTCGGTTAAAATGGCAGCTCCCCGTCGTCGTCCGTCAGCTCCGCAAACTCCGCCCCACCGGAACCAGGCTCCGCCGGGGGCGGTGTATCCGCTGCGCCGGCCTCCGTGTCCCGCCTGGAGTCTCCGAAGTACACCTGCTCGGCCAGCCCCTCGGCGGTGCGGCGCTTGTTGCCGTCCTTATCCGTCCAGTCCCGGAGCTGCAAGCGGCCCTCCACCACGGCCATGCGGCCCTTGGTGAAGAAGCGGGAGACAAATTCGGCGGAGCTGCGCCAAGCCACGATGTCGATGAAGTCCGTGGTTTTCTCCCCGGTCTGCTTGTCCTTGAAGTCCCGATCCACCGCCAGGGAAAAGTTTGCGACAGACGCCCCGCTCTGCGTCTGTCGCAGCTCGGGATCGCGGGTGAGGCGGCCCATGAGAATAATCCGGTTCAGCATGTATGCTCCTCCAAAACAACGGTGGTGACGGAAGGCTGGGGCTCCTCATAGCCCCGCACGTCCTGCACCTCCTCCACGGTCTGGATGCCCAGCAGCACCTCGGGGCAATGGGCGCGAGCAAAGAAGGAGGCGGCCCGGTACATCATCATCTGACGGGGCATGGTTTTCCACTTGGAGCCGCCTTTATCCATCCAGCCCTCGTCCTTCGCCATTTTCAGGGTGATGGTGTCGGAGACGCACTGTGTGCCGTTGGACAGGCGGGTGGCGCGAGCAAAGCAGCCCTCGGAGGGAGTTCCGGTCTCGCCCACAAATACATATTCCAGCGGCGTGAACTTGCCGCAGCCGTTGACCGCGGCCGCGCAGAAGGAGCCGCTCCAGGCAGGCTTTCCCTTCACCACATAGAGGTTCTGCATGACCATCATGGGAGAGAGCCCCTGACGGTTGGCAAGGTCGATAGCAATCAGGCAGTTCTCCGGGCTGTTGCGGTAGCTGTCCGGTACCAAGCCGGAGCGGGAGAGCATACCAGCGGTGCGGTACGCCAGGTTCATAAGTTTGGTGTCGTTCCACATGGTCAAGCCGCCGGGTATTGTGGGTGCGGGGGTAAGAACCGGGGCCTCAGCGGACTCCTGGGCGGTTACAACTTCATCAGGCATTGCGTTTCCTCGCTTTCTTTTTTAACGCACTGTGGAGGGTCAGGAGAGCCTCCGGTAGCGCGTCGTCTCGGTCGAAGGGCTGGAGCTTATAGGTTCCATCCTTCTTCAGATGCAGAATAAAGAGCTTGTCCACGGGAAGCCCCTGGGCATCCAGCAACCAGCGGTAGAGGTTGAGCTGGGCGGCACAGAGGGGGCTATGGATTGTATAGCTGGTCTTGATATCCACCAGGGAGCATACGCCGTCCACGAGGCCGTAACGGTCAATGGTGCCCGCGTAGCGGCGCTCCGGGTGGTGGGAGGCGTACTCAATTTTCCGCCACTCCACCGCGTGTTCCCGGCGGAATTTCAAATAGGCTTGTAAGTAGGGTAAAATGGCGTCCTGCACATCCACGGAACCGAACTTATCCAGCGACTCACAGGCTTTGTGGACGGCGGTGCCCCGGTCTGCGGCATTGTCGAGCCTCCATTGTGCTACATCTCCGTAAATCTCGCGGGAAAGAAAGCGGCACAACTCGGATACGCTTGGCAGCTCCTCCCCGTCCAGGGTATATTTGTGCCCCTGGTCAAAGAATAGTAAGGTCGCCATCAGACATACCGCTCCACTTCCAGCCCCATCTCCAGCGCCACCTGCTCCGGGCAGTCATTCAGGGCCTTGTTGACCGCGGCTCGGAAGCAGTCCGGGCAGAGCCACCGCCCCTCCCACTGAAACCGTGCCTCGCCGTGGTAGACCTCCTGGCGGCACTTCTCGCAATAAGCAGATGCCGGAGTCGTCTGGCTGTCATACAATGGGATGTGCATTACAGCTCCTCCTTCTCCAGTCCGTTTCCCTGGATTTCGATATAAGAACGGTACATAGATCCGCTTTGCTTCTCCTTTCCTATGGAAACTACATAGCCCAGCTTAAGAAGAAGCGTACCAAGGTCAAGCCAGTCCTGATTGGACATATTTCCATTGCGCTTTTGATACAATTTCATTTGACTTTCCTTTCTAATCGTTATAAAATGTAAATAAACAAATGTTTCCCTTGCCGCCCTCCGGTCTCGCACACCGGAGAGCGGCGCTTTTTATTCGTAAATAACGGCCTCCGCCCGTGTAATAAAGTGATGAATGCCAGTGGAGCACTCGTTCCATCGGTTATCGTCGAAATCAGTCACCTCAACGGTTTCGCCTATGGCATAAACAAAGTTCGGATCATAATTGCTCTTTACCTGGCCGCCAGCAGGATTTCCGTTGATATCTGTGATACTCAATACCTTGGCCTTACTGGCGCGGCATTTTCGGCTAGTAGCGGAGGACCGGCGTGCATCTGCGGGGATTTCCAACTCCACAACAAGGCCACTTGCCTTTTTATAGCCGATATAAGAGCCGGATTCCGGACATTGCAACGGATAGAACACCGTATAAATATTCCACATCATTTGATCTATAGATGCCCCGCACAGGTCGGCACGGCACAGGTCGGCATTGCGCAGGTCGGCACAGCGCAGGTCGGCATCGCTCAGGTTGGCACCGAACAGGTTGGCACCGCGCAGGTCGGCACGGCTGCCGCCCTCTCCATTCAGCCAAAGGAGATGCTCGTCCAAAATCTTTTTTAAGTCCATTTTGCTCCCTCCTCAATGTGGGATTTCTATGACCGCCCACACATCGTCGATGCTCTCCGCGCCCTCCAGTCCGGTGATCTGGATGGTGAGCGGGCCGGTGGGCGTGGGGGCCGGAGTGGTGGTTGCTGCCGGGGTCTCAATGGCTGGCTGTTCCGGTTCCTGGTTCCAGACAATTTCGATCAGTGCAACCAGCGCCAACAAAAAGAACAGGTATACGGTAGTCACGATCAGTTGCTTTTTCATAGGCTCGCTGCCACCAGAATAGCCAGCACCAGCGCCGCTCCGGCAACCACCGCCAGTTGTACCCGCTGGGCCACCGCCTGCGCCTGCTGTACCCGGCGGCGGTAGGCCCGGTAGCTGTACGCCTTTGCGCGCCTGTCGCGCTCGGCCTGATGATTCATTCTGTCGTCACCTCCTTGTATGGGACGCCGACGATCTCACAGACCTCCCGGCCTGTAAAATGAAGCACCCGTGCCATCAAGGCGAAATCCTGTAGGGGCGTCGTCTGAAATGACTTTTTCTTTCTGCGCAGATATGTAACAGGAACGACGCCCAAACGGTTGGCGACATCTATATCATATTTCAGGTCATTCTCAAATTTTGCTTTTTCGAGTGCCCGCATCAGCGCCTTTTCTCTGCGCTGCTGGTCTGTCATTCTCAATTTTGGCATTCTGATTCCTCCTTTTTACAGATACCGCTCCGCAAAATCCTGTACGGACAGCCCGGAGGCGGCGTACAGCTCGCAGAGCTGCCATAGCTCCAGCTCCGTGTAGTCGGCCGGGGCAAATTCCTTTCCGGCCAGCTCCGCCGCCATCTGGAGGCAGGCGGTAAAGAGCGAGAGATATCCGCCTGAACCGCCCCGGCCTCCGTGGAGCCGTTCGTGCTCGTCCCAGGTCATCCCGTAGTAGGCCCGGCACAGGTCATCCATGACGTGCCTCGCGGCGGTAAAGCGGTTCTCAATTTCATTTTTCTTATTCGGCATAATTTTTCCTCCTTGCCAGTTGACAGGCTCGAAGGAAAGTAGTACACTTGTTCCATCAAGCCTAGTCGGGTGCGTCGATTAGGTTTGCAGCCCTGGTCGGTGTTCCAGCACCGGCCGGGGCGTTTTCTTTGCTTGTCCACCTCTGCTCCATGATAAAATGGAGAGAACAGGAATGTTTCTTGACTGTATAGAGGGCGGCTTGTCACTCACCCTTAAGTTCAGAAAACAAAATACCTGACGCTTTGCGCTCAATCTCCCTTTCAACACGAGCGCAAGCCATCCGAAAATCCTCTACTGTAGCCTCTTGCTCCTTCGCTGCTGCAATCAGCGCTTGAGCAAGGGGTTTTACTTTGGGGTATACCTGGTCAATCGATGTGCAGATATTCATTTGTTTCACCTCCTCTCTTTTATGTGGGGCTTGGGGTAGCCAGACACATGATGATTTGGTATGATAGGGGCGCAAACGTGGCAGCTTCCACCTGCCACCCGCATTGAAAAGCGTAAAAATCTATGGCGGCCAACACTGTTGCCAACCAGGTTGCTTAATTTCCATACCGTTTTAGGAGTGATTGCTGTGTCTGACTACCCAAAGCCCCACGTTGATGACGAGTGGACTCAGGACATCGCGGAAGATTACCGGAACGCCCGGAGCGATGAAGAGCGCCGCCGCATCCTGCTCAAAGCGGGATATGACCATGCCCACAAGTCCGAGGTCAAGCGGCTGTTCGATGATCCGTTAGAGCTTGAAAACCGAATAAAACACGAGAAAAAGCAGGCCATGATAGAAAAACTGAAACGCCGCTGGAAGCCTATCGTAGGGATATTCAGTGCGGTCATTGGCATTCTCACCTTTTTCAGCCTTCTCCCTGGCGCTTGGGACGGGCTTCTTTGGCTCATGGATCGTATTCGCTCCATCTTTTGAGCTGTCCAGTTTGCTCCAGCTTCTGAAAAAGAAAAACAGATGTCCCATAGCGCTGAGAAAACAGCCGAGCCTGCTAATTGCCTCGATAGCATCAAGGGCGGTCAATCACTCACCCCCCTTCCTTCTAGTCCGGTTTATTGTGCTCGATTGATGGTGTGCTGGGATTGTTCGCCCCATCCTGCCGTGATAAAATAGAGGCCAGAAGAATGGAGGAATCAATATGTACGCCACTATCATCGTCGCTCTAATTGCCGCCATTTCCGCTATATTGGCCCCTGTTATCACGGCCCTGATACAACAGCGGAGCGCGTACCGTCTGGCCGCTGCCGAGTGGTTCTTCAAGGAAAGAGCATCCTCCTACAAAGAATTGCTCTCTGCTGCCGATCAATGCTTGAAGAATCCCTGCACGGATAATATTCAAGTATTGCAACGTGCATCTGATGCCGCCCTGCTGTTCTCAACTATCGACACACAGGCCGCAATCTCTGCATTCGGTCAGCTTATCTTGTCCTCTGATTTAAGAACGTCCAGCAGCCAGCAGCTCAAAGCCTTAAGCGCGGCAAGGCTCAACATGATGTTAGCCATGCAAAAAGAGCTGGATGTAAAGCAGGCAAATTCCTAATACGACGACTCCGGAAATCTGCCCCGCCACCATAGCCTTGATATCCCCTTTGATACATCCGAATACGGAGACCGCAAGGGCCAGAAGCGCGGTCACACAAAGAATGATTGCCAGCAAAAGCCTCACCACCCCCCTTACAAAAATACGGTTTATCGGACTGTGTTGGTGGTACGCTGGGATTGCTCATTACTTTCCCATTTACCAAGCAACGCTTTATATCGTTGCTGAATAAAACGAGAGCACAAGATATTGATTTTTCCTGCTGAATATGGTAAAATAATACTGAACAGAGTTTCTAATCCTATCCCCTCCTGGCATGGTGAAACGGGGCGCCAGAAGGGAGGTGATTATATGGCGGGAAATTCTGTTAGGACGTCTCGTAGTATGGCGTCCAAAGCTTCGAGAGCGTTAAGAAGTGGTAAGACCAGCAAGACGACCAAATCTCTGGCTGCTTCTACGCTTTCTAATCGTCGGCCCAAGTGACCGGCGCGCCGGGAGTGTGACAGCACTCCCGGCTTTCTTATGCCCCCCGGTCATCGTCTCGGCAGAACAATTCCTCTGTGGACATATCCGGGAAAAACTGTTTCTGAATTATATTTGCCTCAGAGAGCGTAAAGTCAGTTGCTCCAGTGAGCTTTGAATACAAAGTCCGCTGAGAAATCCCTAAAGCGCCGGCTACTCGTGTTTTGGTGATTGACTTTCTGGCAAGTGATCCAATTAGTTCCGGGTATACAACTTTCATTTTTTCACCTCGCTCTCATTCCACCGCGCACGGTGGTTTCTGTCATTATATTACCACCTTACATGGTGGAAGTCAAGCATTTTTCCACCGTTGACGGTGATTTTTTTCTTGATTACATATATTCAATGTGATATAGTAAGCTCAGAAATGGATGGTGATTTTATGTGGCTCGACAAGCTAAAAGCCATGAAAGAAGAAAGCGGTCTTACCACAAAAGAAATTGCATTACAGGCAAATCTGCCAGAGCCCACCCTTGAAAAACTTTTTGCAGGGGCTACAAAAGATCCAAAACTAACCACACTACAGAAACTTGTCCATTTCTTTGGTCATACACTTGACGATTTGGACGATACTTCTAAACCATCAAAAAAAGCCCCCTCCGATCTGTCGGAGGAGGCGCAGAAAATCGCAAAGAGCTATGAGAAGCTGACCGACCACGGCAAGGGAGCCGTCAAAGCTATTTTAGGATACGAGGAAAAGGCCCTTTCCCATTATTCCAAACATGAGGATGACAGTGGGAAAATCATAACAATGCCGAAGCCGAAGCGGAGTGGGCCAATGGTGGAACTCAGCGTTTATGATCAGCCGGCGGCCGCCGGTCTGGGTAACTATCTGGACGAGCCGGAATCCCATATCGAGCAGTACCCACCCAGCGTTCTCCCGGACGGGACCGACTTCGGCATCGTCATCTCCGGCGACAGTATGGAGTCCAAGATCCACAACGGCGGCACCGTCTTTGTAAAGGCCCAGCTCAGCATCGAACCGGGTAAAGTCGGCATTTTCGTTCTGAATGGTCAGGCATACTGCAAGAAGCTGATGGTCGACCGCGAAAACCAACAGGTGCGGCTGGTCTCTCTGAACCCGAAGTATGACGACATCATAGTGGGCGAGTTTGACGAACTGCGCACTGTGGGCCGCGTCCTAGGGCAGTGGACACCTGGATATAGGCAAGACTTGTTTGGATGGTGATTCAACCGTAGGACGGTAAAATATAAGGAGGAATATATTATGAAGGGGAACATCAAAAGTTTTGTGTCCGGTTGCATCGTTACCGCTGCTGTTGTAGGATTGGTCGGATCTGCATCGGCTACAGTTGGGCAGAAAACAGTAGCGCTTGATTACAACGACATCATGATTTCTGTCAACGGGCAGACCATTATGCCGACAGACTCTAACGGGAACGCCGTTGAACCGTTCGCTATCAACGGAACCACCTATCTGCCGGTGCGGGCCGTGGGAGAAGCCTTGGGTCTCGATGTAGAGTGGGACGGGGAGAGAAAAATGGTTGCTCTTTCTGGCGTGGGGCAAAATGGAATCTCAATAGACAATGACGAGGTTATGGGGATTCTTGTTCTGGATCAGATTTCTGACCAAATATATACTTTGGCCTGGCAGATGTTTGCGCAGGTTTCAGGCGGAGCGTATCCGCAAGTGACTAATGTATATTGGGGCCGTCTTATGGACAGATTTGGGTTCTATGATCAGCAGAATGATTTTATGCCACAAACTACTTATGAATATCAGTACAAGTTTATGGATCAGTTTGAGAGCGTTGAAGAAGTATACGATTGCTATGTGGCCTACTCAAACAGCCCAACAAATGACAACTTCAATAAATTCATTGACGCCTTCGATAAAACAGAAAATGAATATACTGAAATGCAAAATATGATCACCGACTATTTTAAGGACAAATTCCCGGTGCAATAATAAATTATCCCAGTTCTTGATCATGTAGAAGGCCATAAAAAGAGCCACCCCAGAAGAGGCGGCCTTGACAAGAGAATACAGGACGGTTTATAATAGACATAGAAAGGCGCTGCAACAAGCGGTTAGCCCTTAGTCAAGTGAATAGTTCCATTAAGAAACCGTCACCGGCCAGGGTGGCGGTTTCTGCGTTTTACGATGATCGTCACCGTGAAGGCTCCGACATGTAACGTAATCCGCATGGGCCTCACCCCCTTTCGGGAGGTGTGGCTAACCGCCTGCCGTTGTGCAGCGCCATAATCAGAATAGCATATAGATCGACAGAAAGCAAGAGAAACCGCCCCCGGTACTCGCAATACCGGGGGCGGCCATAGAAGGGCAGATGCTTGTGGGCTGTCTGCTCCTTCATTTTATCGGAATGGAGGAAATTTGTCAATGAAAGTTCCAAAGGCCAGGAAGCTCTCGTCCGGGAAATGGTTTATACAGCTCCGCCTCGGCGGAGAGAGTATTCCGGTAACGGCCAACACAGAAAAGGAATGTACCAGACAGGCTCAAGCGGTAAAAGCAGAGTATCTGATTGGTAAGAGATCCCCGAAGAAACCGGAGGAAACAGACTCCCCAACATTGAACGAGGCCATAGACAGCTACATATCGGCTCGGGACAATACCCTGTCCCCTCTGACTGTGCGGGGATACCGAACCATTCAAAAGCACCGCTTCAAGAGCACACTGCCCCGCAGGCTGGACGAAATACCAGAGTCCGAGTGGCAGGGCCTTGTAAAATATGAGGCCGCCCCCCTCTCCCCCCCCGCCCCCCCGGCGCCCGCGCCCGCAG